AGCAGTACGCTCTGATCTCCACCACACAGAACAGCACTGCCAGCGACACGACCATCCTGGAGTTCTTGCAGAAGAACCATCCGGGCGTCGAGTTCAAGCAGGTTGTCGAGATGGACGGTGCTGGTGCAAGCGGTGCGGACCGCATGTACGCCCTGGAAAACTCCATGGAAAACTGGCAACTGGAAATTCCGATGATGATCCGTCAGTATGCTCCGCAGCAGATGGGCCTGGAATTCCAGATCCCCGTCGAGTCGCGCTTCGCTGGTGTGATCATTGAGTACCCGCTGGCCTTTGCGTTCGCCGACGGTATCTAAGTAAAATGGGCGGGGCTGGTGCGAACCAGTTCTGCCCATTAACTTCAGGAGAATTAAATGAAAGTCAAGAACGTATCCGCCCGACTGCATCACGTCGGCAATGTTTCCATCGCCCCGGGCGAGGAAAAGGACATCCCGAAAGCCTTCGAGACCGCCATCAACAAGGAAGAGCTCGTTGAAGTCAAGAGCGCCGCTCCTGCACCGGCTGCGAAACCTGTGGCGCCGAAGCCGGGCACCCCTGTGGCACCTGCCGCTCCTGCACCGGCTGCTGAGTAATGACCCCGCTCGAGTATTTCCGCCTCCTGGCCCCCGAGTTTGCAAGCGTTGCTGATGCAACCGTGAATTCGTGGCTCACCATGGCCGGGAATCTCATTGCGGTCGGTTGTTTGGATGCAGAGCGAGCAGCGATGGCACAGGCGCTGTACGCGGCGCACTTGCTGTCCCTTACCACACGCTCGGGCCAAGGCGGCGCCGCGGCCCTGGGGCCCGTTACAAGCGAGCGCGAGGGTGATCTACAGCGCAGCTATGGCGGGGTCAAGGGCGGTGACACTTACCTCGGCCAGACATCCTACGGTCAGCAGTACCTCGACATCACGAAAGTGTGTTCCGGTGCTGCAATCATGACGCGGGTGCCTCCATGGCAGTAACGGACCGCGACCTCGGGTGGAAAGCAATCAAGCGCGAGGTTGAGCGGGCGCAGCGCCGTGAGGTTGCTGTGGGGATCCTACAGGGTTCCAACGATAGCGAGGGGGCGTCCATTGCCGAATACGCTACTTATAACGAATTCGGAACTGAGGACGTTCCTTCGCGCCCTTTTATGGCAATGAGCTTCGACGAAAATGTCGCAGCGATCAATTCAGACTTCCAGCGGCAAAGCAAACGCCTTGTCACTGGTGAAGTCACTGCGGAACAGGCGCTGACCATTATTGGTCAAAAACACGCCGGCCGCGTACAGAACGTCATTACCGGGCGGGACATCCTTCCGGCACTTGCACCGAGCACCATTGCAGCCAAGAAAGGTTCAACGAAGACCCTTGTCGATACTGGTGCAATGGCGAACGCTGTGCAGATTGAAGTCAGGGGTCGCACGTGAGCTTCCGCAAACCGAAAGACATCCTGCGCGAAGCTGCTGGCACTTACACGAACGGCGTGTGGGCACCTGGAGCCCGCAGCGCGGTGACCACACTTGCGAGCGTGCAACCTGTGGTTATGGGGCAGGACATGCACGCGCTCCCGGAAGGGCGCCACCTGTCCGACTTTGTTAAGCTCTACACGAATGACAAACTCAACGTGACCGCGGACGGTGAAGGGGTGCAACCAGATATGGTCATTCACGAGGGGTACGGGTATGAGCTCGTGAGCATCTTTGCGAACCAGTCTGGAGTGATTAGTCACTACAAATACGTCGGATCCAAGGTGTTCAAATTCACAACGACTGCGGACTGGCTGTCCGGCGCACTTAAGAGGCCCTAAATGGCAAGCAACATCAACGCAGAACTGCCCTCCTTCGGAAACGCAACGACCGCAAGCGTGCGGCAGAACTTTGCACACGCAAAGAGCGAAATCGAAGCTTTGCAGACGGGCAAGCTCGCAGCTTCTGCCCAGGATCTTATTGACGCACTTGAGGTGGCGCACGTCTTGCGCCTTGCAAGCATCAACGAGACCGTGGAAGTGTTCCAGCAATGCGCGACGAACGATGTTGGGCAGGTGGTGCAATTCAACGCGGAATTGTTCAACAACCCGGGCGACTCGTTTGAATGGGACATTCTGAACAATGAGATTATTATTAAGGAAGCAGGCTGGTATAACTGGAACCTGAGCTTTCATGTGGTCAGGAAGATCGCTACGGGGCCTGTAGATTGGACGCTCTGGACACAAGTCAAAGAGCCTCCAGCTGGCGCGTTCAGCAATTACCCCGCCAGCTCACGACGTCTTACTCTGCAACCAGACGAAGCAAATTCAAAGTCGTTCCAGAGCTTGGCGTTCAACGTGCATACGCCAGTCGCGAATACCCGCATTCGTTTCATGCAGGCTTGCACTGACGTCACGAAGCAGGTTGGAATCATTACTTACCCGGCGGCAGGGGCTTACCCATCTGTCCCGGGCATGATGCTCAGCATCCATCGCATTGGGCTGGAGGCGTAATTGGTTAATCTAAAACCAGACCTCTACGCACTGGTGAAGGCGCTTGTTGGTGCCGAGACTCTTGTGTTCGCGGACCAAAACGCGCCGCGCCCTGCGCTGCCCTACTGGACGATCCGTGTGCAGGTGCAGCGGGCAGTCGGGGACGACTACTATAGCCAAGGTGTGACAAACGACGGAGATCAACAGATTGACGGTGTGCGTGAAGTCACCGTCCAAGTGCAACGCATTGGCGCAGACTCCGACTTCAAAGTTGCAGAGCTGCGCGACAACCTTTCCAAGACGACGGTGCTTGAACAGTGGCAGTTGAAAGACCTTGCCTTGTATAACACAGGCGACGTCCAGAACGTCCCGTTCCCGTTGGATAAGAGCCAGCTGGAACCCCGTGCAAGCGTGGATCTATTTGTGCGCTTTGGAAGCAGGATTCTTGACCGTGTTGGCGTCATTGAGACAGTCGATATGACGGCAGGATATGAGACCGTGGATTTGACGCCTGGGTTTGATGCTAACCCGGATTTGGCGCAAGATATCACGGTTGTGTTATAGTGGGCTTGATTTGAAATAAAGGAGTTCCTGATGGCTTCCCTTGACGATATTGTCTCCGTACAAATCGCGCTTCAGACTGCTGGTGTTTCGCGTGGCAACTTCGGGACTCCGATGATTGTTGCTCCGCTGATGACCTTCCCTGAGCGCGTTCGTGTTTATACCAGCTACAACGCAGCGTCCGAAGACGATCTGCCGCCTAGCTTGCTGACTGCTCTGTCCGATTGCTTCGGTCAGATCCCGCGTCCGAAGCAAGTGAAAGTCGGTCGTCGTGCTGTGCTGAAGGCAGTGATTGAAGTTGCTGACCTGATTGCGCTGGGCACCTACAGCTTCAACGGTGAATGCCGAGACGTACAGCTACACGGCAGACGGTACGCCTACCAAGGCTGAGATCGCCACCGCGCTGGCACTTGCTGTCACTAGCGACACCGACGAAGTTATTACCGCCACAGCGGTAGGCGACACGGTGGAAATCGCGTGGATCAGCACCGTGGGCTCTGTTGAGCTGCTGACGAACTTGCAATGGGGCACCATTAGCCCATTGGCTGCTGCCAGTGCAGTACCTGACGACCTGGATGCAATCCTGGACGAGGACTCCTCGTGGTATGGGCTTGTCTTGACCGAGCGAGTGAAAGCGACTCAGCTCAAGGCAGCGGAATGGACAGAAGCGAATGACAAACTATTCATCACTGCCACCGACGAAGTGGATGTCCTGAACCCCGCCTTGGCAACCGACCTGATTAGCGTGCTGAAGAATACGCGATACTATCGCACGGCGGTTCTGTACCATACCAACGCGGCGACGGAGTACCCGGATGCAGCTTGGGCCGGTCGTGTATTCACTATTCAGCCTGGCGCTGAAACTTGGGCACTGAAGTCGCTCGCAAGCGTGACGCCAAGCCCGCTCACTAGCACACAGAAGCAAACTGTGGTCACTAAGGGTGGCAACACCTTCGAGTTCTATCAGGCTCAGATCGCACTGACGAGCCCCGGCAAGGTTGCAGCAGGAGAATGGATTGACGTCATCCGCTTCCGCGACTGGCTGAAGGACACCATTCAGGTCAATATGGTGCAGATGATGATCAATCGTGACAAGGTGCCTTACACCGACGCGGGGATCCAACTGTGCGTGAATAACCTGCGGAAGTCTTTGCAGGAGGGTCAGAACTCAGGTGGTATTGCGCCAGACGAGTTGGATGCAAATAACAACACCGTCCCGGGCTTCGTTATCACGTACCCGCGTTCGGTGGAACTGGCCCCTAGCATTAAGGCGTCCCGGACGCTGGCGCTGGGCTTTACCGCTCGCCTTGCTGGTGCGATCCACGTCGTGGAAATCACTGGTGCCTTGGCATACGAACTCTAAGGAGAACATGAATGGCTGAATTGACTGGTTCCTATGATCCGTCGCAGGTGATTGTCACCGTAGGCGGGGTCATCCTGTCGGGCTTCAGTGACGGCGATTCGATTATCGCTCGTCGTGCTGAAGATATGTACTTCACCCGCGTCGGTACTGACGGCGGTGTGGCGCGTGCCCGCAACGCTAACAAGATGGGTGAGTTTGAATTCAAGTTGCTGCAAACCAGCAAGGCGAATGATCTTCTGTCTGCGCTGCTGGCAACCGACGACCTCACCAACGACGGACTGATTGTTATCCCGATCGGGCTGGTGGATGGTTCCGGGCGCTCCCTTGCTGCTGCGACGCAGTGTTGGATCAAGACCATTCCGGAAGCAACCTTCGGCAAGGAAGTGTCCGAGCGCGTGTGGGTATTCAGTGCGGCGGACCTGAAGATCTTCCACGGCGGTGGCGCCTAAGTTGAAGGAAACAGAACGGGGCCCAAGAGGCTCCGTTTTGCTATACTTGAGGCGATAACCACAACGTGAGAGAAATCATGCAGCAAGAGACCTTTATTGTCGGCACCCGCGAATTCACAAGTGTCCGAATGAACGCCTTTGCAGCGAACACGCTGCTCATGCGAATTCAGAAGATTGCAATCCCTGTCATCGGTTCCATTACTGGTGCAGGCCGTAACCTTGGCGACGTTGATGTCAAGGAAGCTGCGGCCGTTATCAGCGAGCACCTGGACGAATCTATCATGGAGAAGATAGTTCTCCCCATGTTTGCAGAGTCCCGCGTGTATTGCGTGGAAGCCAAGAAGTTCATTAAGAGCGCGGCCGATATTGACCAATGCTTCACGACCGAAAACCTGTTCGACCTTTATCAGTTGATCTTTGAAGTTGCGAGGTATCAGTTCGGCCCTTTTTTCGTGTCAATGATGGACCGCTTTGGCAGTCTCACCGCCGACGTGAAGAAGGCGTAAAGACACCGGGCGATCTATCGGGCACCCTGACCGCTGAACTGTGGATATGGCGCCCAATACTTGCAGGCAAGGTAACATTGACGGAAGTGAAACGTGGCATCGCTACTGTGGAGGACTTGCAGGCGCTTAATGCGCTGATGGACATGCAGGCTGACATAGATGCGGCGCAATACGAAGCGGCGAAAGCCCAGAGGTAAAGAATGATTGTCCGCGAACTAATCACCCGACTCGGGTTCAGCACGAATACAGCACAGCTCAACAACGCTGAGAAGGCTACTGAGCGGCTGAAAGACCGTGCTGAACAAGCTGCGGGCGCGTTCCGGAATATCGTTGCCGCTGTGGCCAGCTTTGCAACTATCAAGGCCATCGTTGGTATCGCGGATGAGATGCAGAACATCCGCACGCGGGTTGGCCAGTTGCCACAGACTGTGGGTGACGCTGGTGCTGCATTCGACGAGGTTGCAAAGCGTGCCAGCGCGGCAGGTGTAAAGGTTGAGGCCTACGCTTCGCTCTACACGAAGGTAGGCAACGCGGCCAAAGACTACATCACAACTCAGGAAGACCTGCTAGGCATCACGGACACCATCTCTCAGGCCCTCGTTGTAGGTGGTGCCAGCACCCAAGAAGCTTCCGCAGTGATGACGCAGTTCTCTCAGGCCTTGGCGTCAGGTGTGTTGCAAGGTGACGAATTCCGCTCCATGGCGGAAGCTGCTCCGCAATACCTTGACAAGCTGGCTGAGACAATGAAGATCCCTCGCGAGCAGCTGAAGAAGATGGCGTCGGACGGGAAACTAACCGCGAAAGAGGTTATCGCAGCCACTCGGCAGATGTCCGATTACTTCGGCAACAAGTTCAAAGAAATGCCTATGACGGTTGGGCGTGCGATGACGGTTGTAGGCAACCGTTTCGGCATGATGCTTGACCGCATGAACCGTGAATCTAACTTTGTCACCAAGATCGCGAACCTTATTCTTGCAGGGTTTGACAAGATTGAAGCTGGCGTGGATAAGTTGGTTGAGGTGTTTGGCGGTTGGAATAACATGCTCCGCTTCATTGGAATTGCGATCGGTGTCGCTTTGGGAGCCAAGGCGCTTGCAATTCTGTCCGCGTTCCGCGCTTCCAGCTTGCTCGCAATGCTTCCATTTATCAAGATCATTGCGATCATCACCGCTGTTGCACTGGTGCTGGAAGACCTATACGTCTGGATCCAAGGTGGTGATTCGTTAATTGGTTCCCTCATTGGACCATGGCAGGAGTGGGCGCCCTACGTGATGGCTGTCATTAACATGGTTCGGGATGCTATTGTATGGTTCGGCGAAGCGATCGGAGCTGTAGCGGCGATGATTGTGGGTATGCTGACTCTGGACGGCGACTTATTCATGGCAGGTCTGGAGGGGCTGACCGGGATGCTGTGGTCAGTGATTCAGCAATGGTGGGCCTATCTAGTTGAATCCTTCAAGGTGGCCTGGAATGCGGTGTCGCAGTTCTTTATCGACGCCATGACCGCTTTGGGCAAAATGATCTACGACGCAATCTTTGCGCCGATTGTCAATGCGGTCAAGGATGCGTGGAACAGCGTGAAGGGTGCGATCAGCGGTGCATGGGAAGGCGCCAAAGGGTTTGCAGGCGCTGTGGCAAGCGTAGGGGCCGCTACAAGCTCCCCGCTGGGCCCTGCCGGTACTGTTACACCGGCACAGCTTTCACCCGCGGCTATGGGGGCGGGGCGCCCGAGCGTGCAAAGTAACACCAACGTGACAGTCACCGTCCCGCCTGGAACTACTGCGGAACAAGCCAAGTTCCTTCAAGGTGCAGCTCAACAATCCTTCGGCAAGGGTGCCAACGACAAGCTGGCGCGTGACCTTGCTGTCTATGCGCCATAAGGACGATATATGATTGGACTATACTTCGGCGGGCAATGGTTTCAGACCAGCTTCGGAAACCTTTACGGGAACATTGAATTAGACGCGGTTCTGGACGAGGCGCACGAATGGTCCGCGGAGGCCACAAGTAACCCCGTAGAGACGGGGGGCCCGGTCACTGACCACGTTATCGATCAAGCGGACAAACTGAAGATCAAAGGGTTCGTGACCGACACCCCGCTGACAATTAGTCAATCGGTTCAAGGTATTGTCAATTCGGGGCAGGTAGGCAACCGAACTCAGGCGGTGTTCGACTTGCTGCATCAGTTGATCAAGCTCAAGGAACCCATGACGGTCTATACGAAGCATCGTATTTATGACGACATGGTTTTAACGAACGTGACAATTCCTCGCGGTGCGGGTATAGGTGAAGCGATCGAATTCAGCGCGGAGTTCATTAACATCCGCAAGGTCGCCACTCAGATGGTCGATGTACCTGACGGGATTAGCCCTAAGAAGGACGCTAAGGTAGGCGGTGCGAACGGTAGCACAGCTAAGAAATCAGAACCTGCAAAGGACGGCGGTAAGAAGCAAACTGAGACGGTGCAAAAACCTTCCAGCACTTTGTCGAGGGTTTTTAACTAATGGCACTCATCCAAAAGATCCCGCTCCAACCTGAAACGACGGACCAGCTTGTCAGCGTAGAGCTTGACGGAAACCCTTATATCCTGAGGGTGCTGTGGAACGAACGGTTCGGTTACTTCTCACTTTCGGTAAGTGCAGCGGACGAAACGCCAATCATCACGAATATGAAGATGGTAAAGAACTTCCCGCTCATTGGGCGCTTTCAGAACACCCTTCTACCGGCTGGTGACCTGTACTTCGTGCAGGAAAAAGGATTCGTTGATCGCGCTTCTTATAGCGACCTCGCAACGAACTTCGGTCTGTACTATTACGAGCCTGATCCTGTGGTCACTGCACAGCCAGTCCGCCAGACGGTGTCGGAACCGCTCGTCGGAACCGCATGGGATAGCCTTTTCACTTCGTGGGACGGCGGTTCCACGCTTTGGGATCAATAAGTCATGCTCTTCAATAGGACCGCGTCACTCGTCATTGGTAAAGAAGGGGGCAAGGGTAAAGAGCTTGCAGGCTTGCGCTTTTCGTTCAGCATTCAAAAGGGTGCAACAAAGTCCCCGAACCAATGCACGGTGAAGATCTGGAACGCTGCACCCGAGACCCGTGCCCTCATTGAAGTCATTGGGAACGTACTCATTCTGAAAGCTGGTTACAGCGAAGACATCGGAGCGACCACAATCTTCAGCGGTAACGTCACCCGCACGCTCACAGTGCGCGAAGGCCCGGACTGGATTACCGAACTAGAATTGCAAGATGGGTTCATGGAATTCCGTGACGCGAAGGTGTCGCTGGCATTCGGTAAAGGTGCAACCGTTTCCCAAGTGCTGTCCGCAATCAGTAAGAAGTTCGGCCTACCAGTGCGCACACTGCCTGCTGACGTTGCCAAGAAGACATACCCTTCAGGGTTTGCGTTTGTTGGTCGTGTGCGCGATGCTATGGACAAGGCGTGCGAGAACGGGGGCCTGGAATGGAGCATTCAGAACCGCGAAATCCAAATCATTAAGAAGGGTGGCGTCTTTAAGCAGAAGGCCTATCTGCTGTCACCTGACACGGGTCTGCTGGGCTCACCCATGCAGGAATCCAAAACAATGACGGAGAAGGCTGCTGCGAAGGAGGGCATCACCGCAACACAGCCTGGAGTTCGCAAGACAACCGAACGGGATAAGGACGGCGAAGTTCAGGAGATGCTTCGTGTGCTGGGCTACAAAGTGAAATCCCTTCTACAACCACTACTCGAGCCCGGCGGATATGTGCAGGTGAAGTCTAAGGGCATCGACGGTGAGTTCTTTCGTATTGAGGAACTCAACCACACTGGTGACACGCACGGCAACGAGTGGCACAGCGAACTGACTTTGAGGTACGTGAAATAATGGCAGAGACATCAAACAATCCAGTCGAGGCCCTGATGGGTCTTATTCGCGCCCAATTGCTAGACGTGAACACTTGCCTTCCTGGTGTCATTGTGTCGTACGAGGGCGGTGTCGCAAGGGTGGCGCCAACTGGCAAGAAACGGTTCGCTGATGGTGACGTGCTGGACTATCCAATTATCCCGAACGTGCGAGTGTGCTGGCCTTCGTTTGCAGGCGGTGCAGCAGGGGTCAAGGGCCCAGTGAAGCCAGGCGATCGTTGCTTGCTTGTCTTTTCTCAGCAAGCTGTGGATGGAACAGACGACCGACGAATGTTCGACCTCCAAGACGCCTATGCGGTCATGTGTGATCTTGGGAATGCTGGTGCAGGTGATAGCGGTAACAATGCCGACATGACCATGTTCTTCGGACCTGCTTTTATTAGACTGACCGAAGGTGGCGCATTAGAGATCAACGCCCCTGGCGGAACCAAGATAACCACACCGAGCACCCTCAACACGGGCACGCTTACGACGGAAGGGTTATTCACCTATCAAGCGGGTATGACAGGCACTGGCGGCGGTGCTGGAACAAGCATCAGCGGCAACATGACCCACGACGGCGGGAACTTGTCTAGCAACGGCGTGACCCTTCACACGCATACGCACAGCGGAGTCCAGACTGGGCCCGGCAATACAGGGTCTCCGAATGCTTGATGTTCGGAGCTTGATTATTGCGCCATTTGAATGGTATCATTTCAGCTATGCTTGATATCGCCCTTTCATCTAACCACGATCTTGACACCAGTTCGCTAGATCTGAAGCTGGTGGATAAGGCTGAACAGGTGCGCCAGCAGTTGCTGATCAAGTTGAAACTATGGCGGGGCGAATGGTTTCTGGACACCGAGTTCGGAACGCCTTACCTGCAACAGATTCTAGGCAAGCAACTGACGCTCTCGGGGGCGCTTGCCGCATTGCGGAAAAGCATTCTTGAAGTGGGAGGGGTTCGACAGATTCTTTCCTTCTCTTATAAGTTCAACAATTCAACCCGAAAGCTAGAGGTTGAATTCACGGCGGACACGCCTTACGGAATTGTCGAGGTAATCACATGAGCTTAACCGAACAGGGTTTTGAGCGCCCTCGTCTCCCTGAAATCAAAAGCGATTACGACCAGCGTTTCACAGATGCGCTAGGCCCGGTCAATACGAACGCGGATGCTGTGGTCGGTCAGATCATTGGTATCTTTGCGGCGGCACTTGACGACGCTTACGAAGCACTCCAGAACACTTATGACAGCATGTACCCGTTCAGCGCGGAAGGAACTTCGTTGGATGGTGCTGTGTCGTTTGTGGGGCTTACCCGCCTGGCTGCTGCACCAACGACCGTCACTGCTATGTGCTACGGCGCGGAGAGTACGCTGATCCCTGCTGGCGCAATTGCACGCGCTCTGGATAATCGACAATATGTGACCACTGCGGACACCGTTATTTCGCGGTCTAGCACAGGGCACGCAGAAATTGAGATCCTGACTGTTTCCAATGCTGCGAACTATCAAGTGATTGCAGGCGGTGTCAGTGTGGTCTATACATCGGACGCAAGTGCTACCGCGGACGAGATTGCTGCGGGGCTTGCTGCATTGTTCAACCCTGCCAACTTCAAGGCCAGTGCTGCCAACGGTGTGCTGACGCTAAAATCGTTTGACCTCTACAGCGATTTCACCTTGACGGTCGATAGCAAGCTGTCTATCAAATTGCTTGGAACTCCGGTTGTCTTTACCGCTCTGGAAATGGGCGCGTTCGCGCTACCTGTGGGAAGCCTGAATCGTATTGATAGTTCAATCTTAGGATGGGACGCGGTCAATAACCTTGTCGCTGGAGATATTGGTCGGGCAGTTGAAACCGACGAAGAGTTGCGCGAGCGGCACGCCAACAGCGTCCGCGTCACTGGTGCAGCAACAGCACAGGCAATCCGCTCGCGCATCCTTGCTGAAGTTGATTCCGTCAGCTACGTTGCAATCTACGAGAACCGAACCAACGTGCTGGACGCGAACGGTCTGCCCTCGCATTCTTTCGAGACGGTGGTGTCGGGCGGTTCGGATCAAGCGGTTGCGGACAAACTGTTCGAGGTGAAGCCTGCTGGAATTGAAACGTATGGGAACACCAGCGTTCAAGTCCTGGACGAGAATGGCGACATGCAGACGTGTCGGTTCTCCCGTCCTGCCAACAAATACGCATGGATTCGCGTCACGATTAACTTGCTGGACTTGGAAGAGGCGCTCGACCCTGAGTACGTCACAACCATCAAGGGCGCGGTGCTCACTTACGGTAATTCTATCGGAATCGGTAAGGATGTCATTATTCAAAGGTTCTTTGGGCCAATCTACGAATCTACTCCGGGGCTGGGCGGAATCACTGTGGAAGCTGCAATCACTGCATCCCCGATCGATACGCCCACCTATGCAACGACGAACATCGTTATCGCACGGGCAGAGCTTGCCAGCTTTGACCTGACGCGAATCACGGTGGTGGGAGTCTGATATGCTTGATTACGCAGCTATCGCGCTTCCCCGACTGACGGGACAATTTGACAACTCGCCCAAATTGCGGGCGCTGCTGGCCGCAATTGTTGGCCCGCTTACAGTGCTCGAAACTGATGCAGACGCACTCATTACGGAACGGTGGATCGATACTGCTGTCGGTGTGCAGTTGGATGGATGTGGTTATATTGTTGGCGAATCCCGTCTTGGGCGCACGGATGACGATTATCGTTCCGCAATTAAGTTTCGAGTATTCGTTAATACGTCCAAGGGTACTCCCGTGGATATGATTCGCGGGTTGAAATACTTGACCGATCCTACAGACTGTCAATACCTCGAATCCTACCCTGCCACCGTCCTACTATTCACGAACGGTTTCTTCGTCAAGCAAACTATCCAGCCAGCAATGCAGGACCTCGCTCCCGTTGCGGTGAGTGACGTACCCGTGGCGGTGTCATTTATGGATATTCCGTTTCGCTTCGGTAAGGAACCCCCGCCCGGGGAATTGTTCGTTAATGGCGGGCAAGATTATTTGACTGCAAACGGCAGTGACATCCAAGTGACCACACGGGGATCAGCACCTGCTGGAACGTCCTCGCTTGGAGGTATTGTACCTGCTGAGCTTGATGTTGGAATTGGATACTTGGATGTTGGCGGGCCCACGCTGGCGGTGTATAATCCGGATAGTTTGAACACTCTAGGTCACGATAATCTAACAGGTGTCTTTCAATGATTAACTTTGCGGAAACCTATGTAGGCTATCCTGACGGGCAACAGAACGTCGGACAGCCCCCTGATGCGGTGCTGGAGAACGGATTTATCCCCGAGACTGCCGGGGCACGCGGACAACCGTTACCGGCGCAATGGCTCAACTGGCTCTTCCAGAAAGCGTTCCGCCTTATTAACCGCGACAAGGTGTCGAACGCTGCTGGTGTGGGGCTTTTCGTTGTGCCGAATAGCGTTATTCGCTTGGAAGCGTTTGACCGTGATGACTCGGACAAATACCTCGTCGCTATAGGGTACAAAGGGGCCGCAGACGCGGCGCATACGCTGAAAGTGATCAGCAGTGCGACCCTTACCCTTGGCGCAGCTACAGCCGGCGGCAATCAGCCTGTAACGGGCGGCACCGATGTGGTTATTATGGCAACGTCCCGCAACTTTGGAGATATCTAACAATGGCACTCACTTCCACCGAAGAAGCACTGATTCGACAGCTTCTTGACCAGCAGGCCGCGATCCTTTCGCTGGCCGGTAACGAAGCGACCATCACGTCCAAGCTGGGCGCCACGAAGGTCACGCTGTCGGACCTTACTGCTGCGAGCTCTGTTGGAAACTCGGATTTGTTCCTGATGAGGCAAGGAACGACTGATAAAAGTGTCACCGCTTCCGTGTTGAAATCCACGCTCCAACGCCGGGAATATGTAAGTGTCAAAGAAGATTTTGGCGCTATTGGGAATGGCGTTGCAGACGATACCTTATCTTTTCAAAACGCATTTGATGAATCCGCTGGTCGGTACATTCTTATCCCGCCCGGAACTTATAAAATTACGTCCCCGCTTATTTATAGCACGATCGGGGATGGGGATGCTTCTGGTGTTCGTCTTATTGGAGACGGGCGTTACAATTCCATACTGGATAATCAGTCAGGCGGCGCTTGTATTACTTGCACGTCAGGGACAGGTCTTGAATTCCAATACGGAACAAAGCTCGACTCCTTTTCAATTATCAATACCACATCATCTGCAAATACAGTTGGCATTGTAATGGTCGGAGTTTTCCAAGGGGAAATTCTTGGAATAAGGATAAAAGATCAAGCCTCCCACGGAATCTACACTCCGTCGGGAACAGGGGACCGAACGGACTGTTCACAATTGCTCATTGAGGGGTGCGACATTATTGGAAACGGCGGATTCGGCGTGCTTGCGTATGGTGATCCAGATGCAATCAACAGTAATACGATCGCCCGACGAAACCGTATCATTGACAACACGCTGGGCGGTATTGCTTATTATTCGATGGTTCAGGGCGTTATCGAACACAATGCAATCGCCTATAATGGCGGCAAAGGCGTGATCGTAGGCCATGCGGGCGGGCCATATAGCAAAGCGGTGACCATTGTTAATAATGAATTTGATTCAAACACAGGAACTCAACTCTATCTGGACCAACTTATAGGAGCGGAGATCCGGGAAAACTATTTCATCTGCAACCCCTCCGCGCCTGTTGTCACAAAGAACATTGATATTACTGGGAATGCACAGAACATTCTTATTGATCATTCACAACCAAGAATGGCGTCTGGTTACACAGGGGTCACAATGTACTCCATCGCAGCGGGAGCCTCTTCCGTGCGAATCTTGAACACACTGTGGCAGTCTTGGGAATCTGCAGGCAATACGAAATATTCCGATGCTGGTACAAAAACAATCATCCTTGATTCAAACGAATATCTAACACCGATTCACGCTAATAACGGCGTCGCTTTTCCGAGCGTTGCAGTAGCATCAGCTGACCCGAACACTCTCGACGATTACGAAGAAGGCACCTGGACGGCAACTGTTAATTCGGTGACTAACATTACCGGAACACCAACATTCGCCTTCGGAAGGTATATCAAAATTGGAAAGTTGGTCACTCTGGAAGGTGAATTTACTGCGAACGTGACATCAACGGCGGCGGTGAATATAACTTTCAGCATTCCCTTCCCAACTACAGCAGGGGTTTCTGCGGCAGTTGGTGCGGCAGCAGAAATAAACCAGATCGCTGTGGGCTATGTGTTTGACACAACAGCAGGATCCGACAATGCGGCGATGATATGGTTCCCGTCCTTGAATATCGGATCCCGCATTATCAGATTCACTTATTCATACCTGGGCTAAAAATGGATCAGACGCTCATTAACTGGCTACTAGGCGGATTCGGCGCCTTGATTGGTTTCCTGCTCAATGCCGTATGGCAGGCGGTGAAAGACCTGCAAACAGCAGACACTAAATTGGTTGAAAAGGTAAGCCAGATTGAAGTGTTGGTGGCTGGTGCATACGTCAAGAAAGACGAGTTCATGGCCCAGATGAATGCACTGTTTGCCAAGCTCGACAAGATTGAAGACAAGATCGACAAAAAGGCCGACAAATGACTTTCAAACTTGGGCCGGCTTCCCGTAAGAAGCTCGAGGGCTTGCACCCGAGCCTTGTTGCTGTGGTCACTCGGGCCATACAGCTAACCACACAGGATTTCACCGTCCTGTGTGGTGTTCGTACGCTCGCAGAACAGAAAGAGCTCTATGCTCAAGGGCGCACCAAGCCTGGCCCGATTGTGACTTGGACTCTTAAGTCCCGTCACCTTCCTGCTGCGGACGGACTTGGTCGCGCTGTGGATCTGTGCCCTTACCCC